GGTCATCCGTTATCGTTACAACCGTGCCTATCTCTAAGACCAGCCGTTCACGGTGATTTGTAGCCCCCTCACCACCCTCTGCGCACACCGCCACGCCGAGAGCACGCATGTCCTTTTGCGCATTGATTCTGTCAATCGTTGCGTTCATAAACCAGAACGTTCTGACTGGCAACGCCATCATTTCGGCGTATCCCATTGCGTAAAAGTGCATGTTTCGACAAAAAAGGAACCCGAAGTCGAGTTCCTTTATGTCTTGGGCTTCTAGTTTCCCGCCGGCGCACCCTCGCCGTCTTCCGTCTTTTCCACACCATCAATGTCATCGCCACGAACGAATGCGACGATGGTTTGAAGCTGTTCCAAAGACAGACCATTCAAGGTCTTCTTTTCCAGCTTCTCCACGCTGCGAAGAATCATCTCCACAGTCTCTTCAATCTGCACCGCCAGAGAACCCTCTTCGGCAATCTTTTCTGCCGCCTTGGTCGTCTGGATGAAGTTCGCGACTGTCATTTCTGACACGGTGTACTCCACACCGCCGAGAACCAATTTGCGCTGCTCTTTTGAGCCAAGCTTGTCAATGTTCAGAACTTTCATTCTTATCTCCACTAAATTGCAACCCCCGCCGAAGCGGGGATTTGGTTAATTGACTACTACGTCAGTTGTGACTTGATTAAACACTCGTGGTGTCGCCAACAGCGAACAGCTTGCTGGTAACGGGGTCAGGGTAGCCGTTGAACTCGCAGTTGAACACGCGCTCGTCTTCCAACTTGTAGGCGAAAGTCAGTGCGCCGGCAGTAGCTGCCTTAAACACGGTGAAGTCTTCGCTGTAGTCGGTCGCGCCTTTGGCGATTGGGTGCAGAACCAGCTTTTGGGCAATGTCCAGCAAGCTGGTGCCAATAGCGGTGGTTACATTCACCACATCCTTTTCGTCAGTGGTGCCCTGCACAAGCGTTGCACCAGGCATGATCGCAACCAGGTTTTCCAAGGTTGTTTCAGCCAGAGGGCACTTCACCATCACCTCGCGGCCCATGATGTACTCGTTGATCGGCGTTTTGCCGAACTGATCGACGTTAACCTTATGGGTGTCGGTCTTTACAGTCACCTCAACGCCACCCTTGGTATAACCCAAATCGACGTTGTTATAAGTGACCTTACATACGCCAAGTTTGACGTTTTTGGTATCGCTTGCCATTTTTCATTTTCCTTTGCAAAGGGGTAATTTGTAAGTCACGGATGACTTATTCTAGCACTCTACCACAAATGGAGCTATTTGTCCAGTGCTGCTATGTGTTTAAGCACAATCGTGCCAATTTTTGAACTCATGGTGCGTTGAATTTCGATGCCGGCGCGTTCAAGAAACTTGCCGCCCGACTCCACGCCATGCGAAAGTCCGATCATCTGCGAGTAAACGCTTGGCATGAATGGTTTGCCTTTACCGTTTGGCGCGCCTGGCGTACTTCCCCAGCCCATGTACTCATGAATGAACCAAGCGTATTGCCCCGCCGTCTCGATTCCTATCTTTGCCTTTTCCGGGTCTTGAACGTGGTAATCGTTTTTGACATACACAATCCAGTTGTGCAATCCAGACTCAAATCGACCAAGCGCATTTCTTCCACCACCAACCCGCTGGTGTTTGATTGAGTTTTTCAGATCACCGTAATCTTCCGGCGCCATGTTTCTGGCCATATCGCGCAAATCCATCGCGATTCGACCAAGCTCTTGATCCGCCTGCTCCGGAATACTTTTGGCTCTGTTGAGCAACAGCTTTAGCTGGTCTATCCCCTGAGAAGAAAACGTCATGGTTAGACCGTAAAAACAACGTCGATGTGCGTTGCGAACTCCACCAGACTGCCTTTGGAGATTGGAAACACCGCCGGCATTGATCGTGGCCGCATGTATTTGAAGTTCATCTCGCCAATCTTCTTTTCAGACAGGGTTAGGCGATCACAAACGCTTGCGATCAGCGTACTGCCCACATTAAAGTCATTGCTGCGAATGATGAGTTGGAAGTGCGTTTTGTAATACCCAGGCAACTCGTAATCAATCGTCGTGCCTTGCAAGCTGTTTCTCAACAAAATGCCATTTGGACATTCGACCGGAATCTGATTGATGAAAATCGTCTGAGCCATCACGCCCAAGCCGTCACTTTCGATGTACTCTGCAATCGGAAGAAGGTTCATTATTCGCCCGTCCAGTAAGTGCAACCAATTTCGTAATGATCCAAGTCACCCAACAGATCAAACCTTGGGTGAATCTCCGTCACTTTGAATTGGAAGCCCATCAATTCGATGTTGTCGTTGATTCTTGCCATCGTTGTTCTGGAAAGCAGCAGAACGGTGTCAGTCTGAAGCTCTTGCGCGTTGCCGCGCGTTGCGGAGGTATCTGCTCTGACAGCAGATTTGGCACTCATCACGTTCATTTTTACGACAGCGCACCGCTCTTTGTACCTGGGTCCAGGCAGCGGCATACCGTAAACATCAGTCTTGCCGCTTGCGGCATGAATCACGCAGTTTTTATTCGCCCTGAACATACGGCACCAACCTTGCTGTCGAGTTAAAGTGAAACACCTGATGCCTTACGGAGTCAATTGTTTTGTAAACGCCAGGTTTTTCACCAAGCGAAACGACGATTTCGCGATCCGCTTTTGAACTATCGTCATATCTGACCCGAGCCAAGTTGCTCGTTTTTCTGATTTCCGCAATCGTCGCGTCAACCCAGGTTTGGTACGCGAAGTCTCTGACCACCGCCCTTACTAGGCGACGAGCCTCCCACTTGCGGTTCGATGTGTCGTACACCGAGAATTCGACAGTGCCCAGCTTTTTCTCCAACAGCAGTCCAACAGAGCCGTGAGCGTTCTTAATCACGCTCTTGTAGTCTTTTGCCCCATTGCGCAGCATCTTGTCCAACTGAACGATGTTTTCATCCACTGCGCTGCGCAATCCCATCAACAGGTCGAACTTAGCGCCTTCACCATAGGCTTCACTTTGTCCAGACCATGTTTCACTTGCGTAGGTGGCAGCCTCACGCTCTGCAAGCTCAAGGAAAACGCACCCGAGTCTGATCGCTTGGTTTCCAAAGTCGCTCAATGCCGCCGGCGTTATCTGTACGCCTGGCCCAACAATTGCCCTGTACTTGCCCTCAAGGGCTGACAAAAACATGTCGTACTGGGCCACGACGCGCTCTGCAAACTCGTCGTAGATCATGATTAGCCTCTGCCCAGGCGTTTGGAGAATGTGACGAACGCACTCAAGTACCGAAGTGCCTTTTTGCATACCGGCAATTCGATCGGCTTGCTTGTTCTGAACATCTGCTTGGTTTCGCCAATCTCATCCAAGATCAGACCAGAGAGGCGTTTTGCGTCAGCCTGATCACCACCAAGAATCGAGTCCGCTTCAGCCACCTGAGCAAGCCTCAGAGCAGACTTGAACCGATCTGGCAGGCGGCTATACATCACGGGCGTTAGCAGGCTGATGTTGCCGTTGAAAATGAACATGCTCTTGCCGCCGGCGAACGGCGAGGTGTAGCTGCCCTCTGGCACAAAGTTCAAGCTGTCCTGGCCCCAATTGACGTTTGAGTTCATGAGCCAAAAATTCAGTTGGCAGATGTGTGCGCGTGCGGCAATCAGGGCGGCAATCTTCTCAGCGTCCGACGCGCCGTCCCAGCCTGACAAGCCTGGCACATCCATTGCCGTCAGTTCTGCTTGCGGCAATAGCTGAAACGAATTGACACCAATGCGCAGCGGGTCAGCGTGTGCAAGCCCGTAGCTGCTGTTTAGAACGACCGTGTTGCCCGACGCAAGCACGCACATCAGCTCCACGGTGCGAACTTCTCGCGTGTTATACGACTCAATTTGGCGCGCTGTAATCAGCGCGTCTTCTGGCACTTCTGCTATGGTATTGCTTACCGCCGGAACAAACACTTCCGCCGTCGCGTCACCGGGTACGAATGCTGCCAGTGTCGTTTTCGCAATCAACTCCAGGCCATTCATATCGACAACGCGATAGCTTGCGGAGGCCACGTCCAGAGCATTTCCGTTGCTATCTTGCAACAGAATTGACTGGGTTACGTCTGTTCCGGTGAGGTAGATTTCCATGATTAGATGTGCGTTACCACTCTCGTTGTTGGTTCTGCTGCCACAGGCTCAGGCGTTACCTGTTCAGGTGCAGCGCCCGCGACCTTCATAATTGCAGCAATCAAGCCTGCAATCGAATTGCCTTTGATGCCGAGCGGCTCAGAGATTTCACGAATCCCAGCAATGCCTTTTGCGTCGGCGATCGCACCAAGCTGCGCCTCTGTAAACGTCTTGCTGATAACGACAGGCTTTTGAACGACAGGCTGCTCTTGCACTTTTTCAGCGTTTGAATTTGGCGCTGGCGTATTCATGTTGTCGATGTAGCGTTGGCCAACATTTGCTGGCGTGCCGTCTTCCCACACTGCGCCGATGACACCAGCTACACGAACGGCATCAATTGGCAACACGTCGCCAACGGACAGGCCGTTTTCAAACATGATCACACCCATTTGTCCGGTGTAAGTGCCGAACCCAGCCGCATTTAATCGAAGTTTCATTTTTGGTTTCCACAAAGTAAAAAGGGGCGAGCATTTAAGCCCGCCCCTATATTCTAAGTCACGCCTGACTGATCAGGCAAGGCTTAAATGTTGGTGATGCCCTTCATCTGAGCGATCGAGCGAGTCGATTTCAGAGCGAGGCCAGAGTACCATTTCACACGGATACGGGTTGCATCCTTGTTTTGCACAGTACCAACATTTTCGACAACCAAACCAGCGTTGTCACCGCCATACAGGCCATGCAGACCGTCCAACTCGTTCAAACGCAGAGCGTAAACAGAGCAGGTGTCGGTAGTGGAACCTTGGTCAACGTCACCGGCCAGGAACTCGTTCATGATCACGGGAATGCCGTTGTGAGTCAACATCGGGCGACCGAAGTTTTCCAACTGTTGCATGATCGCGTCAGTGCCGTAGGTGGCGCGGAGCAGGGCGCGGAATGCACGGATGGTGCCCCGACGCATAACCAGAACGTCAGCACCGTTCGGAACCATGTCGCACAGTTCGTCCAGCATCGTCAGGGTCATTGCAGCACCGTTCGGGCCAGCGGTAGCAACTTGTTGACCACCAACGGTAGCGGCGTATGCTTGCGCAGCGGCGGCCAGAGTGGGCAGACCATCGAATTGCTTGGCGTTGGTGCCGGAATTGCCGGTTGCCAGAATGCGGTGGAACTCACGAGCCACAGCCTTTGCCTTCTTAGCGATCTGAATCGCCATCTGGTCATTGGTGTCACCCATAGTAGATTGCAAGAACTTATCCACATCCACGTCACCAGCGATGATGCGCAGCTTGGCGACCACTTCGGTGAAGGTTGCAGCACTTTCGGTCACTGCATCATTGGGGTCGAGCCAATCAGCAGAGCCAATAGTGTTTTCTTGATGGTACACATACGCCTTGCTGTTGGTGCCGACGAAGGGCAACACAGCGAACAGGTCGTCGCGTTCGATGATTTCGTCGATAACACCAGCAATAAGTTGGTTGTTCGACAGCTTCTCAGCTTCCGTTTTCAGCAAAGGCATTTCGTATTCCTTAAAAAGATTAAACCGTTTTGATTCGGCAGTCTAAGTCTCTCTAGTCACCGATGAGGTGCGTAGATTACCACAAGTGGCAATAAAAAGCAAGTCATTTGTGACTTATTTCGCAACTAATTAAGTTGGAAGTTTGAGACCCTTGAGACCGGCCGCAATTTTGCTAACGCTATCGTGCGCGCCATCAGGTTTTGCAGGCACACCAGAAGGCTTTTTGGACTCAGAACCAGCGCCCGACTTCACTTTGCTTTTCAGCAGGTGATCTTTCTCGGGGTCAGCCTCAACAATCTTGCGCAGCGCACCGTCAAACGCCACCGCCGTGCCGTATTGGTCAACCAACGCCGTGCGATTTGCTGCGCCACGAGGTTTGTCGTAACCAACCACTTCACCATCCACCAAATCAAAGTGATCGCCGTAAATGACACGGGCCTTTGCCGGCGTCAAGGTCAGTTCGTCCGAAATGAACGTCGATTGACCAAACTTCGTACCGATGGATAGGTCGTTGATTGTGGATACTGCCTTACCGAGCGACGCCTGGAGTTCGGCCAGTTGACTTTTCAACGTGGTCGTTTCCTTGCCATGCTCTTCGGCCATGCGGGTTTTCAGGCGGTCCCAATCACCCTTGGCTTCCAATTGTTTGGCCTCTGCGTCCTTTTGCTCACCCAAAAGTTTGCGCACAGCATCGGGGTCAATACCCTCAAACTGTTTGAGTTTTGCTTCCAGCGCTGCCTTTTCATCGGCTGCCTTTTGCAACTCAGCCTTCTTTTTCATGTTCTCCTTCAGGAGACGCGCCTCTTCGTCAGATGGCTTCTTTTCGGCGGGAGGTGCTGCGGGAGGTGCTGCGGGAGGTGCTGTTTCACCAGTCCCAGCGCTACTTTCGCCAGTCCCAGTGCCGCCGGTATTGGAACCTTCGTCACCTGCTGGTGCCATGTACTTGAGTGCCACGTTGCGTGTTACAAACATTTTTCGTTCTTTCTGACCGTTCTCTTGGTCGGTTGGTTGTGTCCGGCATTCACTTGACCGGACGTGTTACTTACTTGGTTTTGTCAGTCACCTGGCCTTGCCTGCTGTCGCTTGCAGGCTTGGCAGGTGCCTTCTTGGCTTTCCCACCCTGGACAGAAACCCTTTCGGATTCATTTCCATTGATGGATGCCATTTGAGTTGCCAACTCAACAGGGTCAACTGGCCATTCTTTAATGCCGGCCTCGATCTTTTTGCGAAGATCGGCGGCCAACTGCGGGAACAGTTTGTCAACCAGCGCTTTCATTTGCTCTTGGCGAATTTCTTCAGGGGCCTCAACAAGCATGAGCTTCGAGGCAATGTCGAATTCGTCGTAGAGTCCACGGGTATCGAAGTTGTCGGGATACGAGACCAGGTGGGTCTCGTCGTCATCCTTCAGCGTCTCACCGTTCCATAACCGCACCAGGGCAACGATCTTGTTCTCAACCGACTCAAGACTGTCTGCCTTTGCCGTCAACAGAGCATTCACTCGCTCAAAGTCGTAAGCTTTGGCAACGCCACTTGAGTTGTCGATACCAACCGCGTTGTCTGATTTGGTTCGCTCACCGGCCATGCCTACCGTGTGGTAAATCTCGCTGATGATCTTGTTGATCACTTCAAGAACCATCCCAGCTTGTCGTGGGTCTGGCGACACGTAGAAGGGCACGCCGCCACCTTCGCCGTCGTACAGGACCACGCGCTTTGTTCCCATTTCAAGCAGCTTGGTGTAATTGTCCTCACCTGGCAAGACGTTTTGCGCCGGCATTGCCAGTTGGGAAAATGTTTGGTCTTGGATGATTGCGTCCAGATTCGACAGGTAGTTGGCCACCGCCCGATCTAGGTAGGCAATGTCATCAATCATTGCCTGAGCTTCGTACTCTTCATCCGAAATGATGTGATCCGCGAGAATCACCGGAACCACGCCAAGGTTGTGTTCACCGCTGCCCAGTTCGACAATTACCTTGCGGCGACCCTGCGTCTGCTCTTCGTAGAGCTTCCAGTCTGTCTTTGTCCACAGTCTGAAGCGATGCCGCTCGTCTCCAGAAGATGCGTATGGGTCTTTGTCATCACGAACGTGTTCGCGAATCAGTGCCCAGCTCAGGCTGCCATCTTCCGCGTAGGCGTAGTCCAAAAGTTGATCTGGCGTGATGACGTAGGCGTATGTTTTGATGCCGGCCTTCTTCTCGTCCGCCTTTGACAGCGCAACGCCCGCCGGTGCCGTCGTATCGACAACCACAGCCACGCGGCCATAGATTGAGGACTTCTTGCTGATCTGCTTGGAAAAGTCGCTGATCGTCAATCCATTCTTGGTCGCCGACTTCCAGAACTTCTTCACACAATCTGGTGCGTCCGTCTCGTTGCGCGTGATGTGTTGCTTGAAAAGGTACTTGTTGATCAAGTCCACAACTTCGCGAGTGTGGTTGAAACGATACGCCCGATCCATGCGTTCTTCAAACTCTTTGTCACCCTCCTTGATGTATCGGAAGATGTTTTCCTTGAACCACTCTCGGCCGCCCTCGTAAGTGTCTTCCATGAAGTCCCAATGCTTCAGGTGCTCTTCATACTCCGGGTGGCGGCGAGCGATCAGCTTTTTCAACCGCTTTTGTTCGTCGGTCATTGGCGCAGTTGACGCTTTGTCAATGTCTTTTGGGTCAAGGGTTGCCGTTTGGCCGATTTTCATGTTCATGGTGATGCCTAGTATAAGTCATGAGTGACTGAGTTGCAAGTGCTAGCGAGAAAGTCCGCCTGTTTCGATTTTGCGAACCGGATATTCCAGCTCAATGCAGTAGCCGCCGGCGTCTGCTGAGTGTTCTACGCCCGCGTCCTTATCCACGTCGCGCGTACCGGGTTTGTAAATCGTCTGCTCAAACGCATTGATAAGATGCTTGCAGCGCTCGTCAATACGCAACCTGACAGTGCCATTTGCTGTGCGCAGCATTCGATTCACGCTATTGACCCGATCAGCTATCAGCGGGTGCTTTTTGCGGTACTTAATTCGCTTGAATCCAGCATCGCGCAAAATGTCCAGGTCTGTTTCACCCCGAGCGTGTTGTCGCGCACCACCGGCGGGGTCAGG